GTTTCGTCCCGTCACGACATAACTATTGACAAACGTCGATAGTTCGTTACCCGATATAGAACCGTATTCGAGTGACAAAAAAGAACCCCGATACCCAAACAGGTATCGGGGCTAGTTGGTTAGGATCTACAGAACTTTAAAGTTCCGCGTCCGTATCCGTATCGTTATTATCGTCGGCAAGTACGGCATACTTAAGGAACGTATCCGCGTCCATCTTATAGACGTGCTCGACGTCGTGACACTTAACGATAACGTCCTTGCCAAACTCACGTTTAGCGCGGCTCACGCACAGGCGCTCACCCAAGCCGCCGACAATCTCAAACTCACCGATATTCTCGAAAGTCATAGTAGCCATATCGGGTTTGAAAACCTCAACAACAGTGGTCTTGATAGTCTTCTTGATAGCACGCATTTTTAGTTCTCCTTTACTATCGTGCCTTTACCTAACGGGTTCTATTATAGCACAGTTAGAATCCGTTATAGAAATCGTAGTCGTCTTTATATGTGGAGTTATAGCGGTTGAGCAGCCTATCTAACCTATGCCGTTCGCGCTTAAGTACTTTAATCTGTCGCGCCGCCGATATACAGGCACCGAAACCGCATATAGCTAGGAACAACCCCAACATGAACACAACCCACGCCGTATCGTTGATAACGTACGTCAACTGTTACCACCTACCAACATACAACGTCAGATACTCATATGGAAATGAGCACTCATAATTATCGCCTTGCAACTCCATATCGAGCAACCGCGACAACGTATAATCACGGTTGAGGTGTGGTAGCTTAATAGCTTGTAGAATACCTCGTAAGTGTCCGCGCGCTATCTCCTGCCGTGCATCGTCGCGGAACACTACAATTGTACTGTCTAGCCCGTCAAAACCTTTTAGAAAGTCTTTCACTAACATGTTTAACACCTTTCTAGTACCACGGATTAAAAGGCTTTATAGAATCGTATCTTACATCAAATATATTATAAGGGTCGTCATAACCTTTTATCAAATCAGTTTGCAAGTCAATTGACCTCAAAACGTTGCAATTATTAGGTTTTATAGGTGTTTCTAAGGCTCTTTTTACGTCTAAGTAGGTTATAGGTACACACCTTTCTTTTAAAAACCTGCCGACATGTTTACGTGTTGTGTTGCTACATGTTGCAGCAGGTGCACACAAAACCTGTTTTTGCGTGCCATCAAGGTTATAAGTGATAGCTACAACAGGTGTACAATAGCTTACAAGTTCGCACTTGGTTAGTATAAAACCTTTCATATCTCTTAGATAGCACTTCCGAATAAAGGCGTTGCAATATCCAAGCTGGTTAACGTCAACTCGGTTATATATACCAAGTGTTGAGTCTTTACTTTCAAACATGGCGTTTTTCCTTTCCTTGCATCGGTTAACCCTGTGTCAACCGCTACCGCTATAGTACACCTATGCCGTACCTAGCCGCAACGACTTTTTAACTTTTTTCGTACCGCTCAACCTTAAACCTCAACTTGAAACTTAACTTTAATTACTGACCCCCTATAGTTACACGCGAATAGGCGGCTCCGAATTGAAACCCGAAACCGCCTAACGAAACCGCTCGATTTTAACGCGCCGTTTAAGTTTTCTCGATTGTTACCTTGTATCCGCCACCAGTCAAAGTTACCGCTTCAGAAGAGCCGTTGCCAGTATTCCCACCAGCGCTCCCAGCGTTGCCGCTATCCAATGCGTTACTACCAGCATATTTCAGCCAACTCCCAGCGTCACCGTAGTATAGTGAGCAATCTAAGTTGCCATCGTAACCATTCAGTCTGCCGTCGCTACAGAACTGCCAAGCCACCACATTTCTATCAGCGCTTGGGCAATCCCACTGCGCAGCCTGCGCAAACGTGGGATGTGACGCGTTGGGATATGACGCAACCCATCGTGCGCAGTTCTTCTCGACATCGCCCCAATTGAATCGCCACGGGTTAGCGTATATCCAGCACCATATACCCGAGATGTCCTTAAGGTGGCGCACGAACCTGTTAACCCAATCTACCGACTGCGTACCCTCCCAATCCAACACGGGGATACCGTCTCGGAAGTAGTTGCGGCAGTTGTTCCAGAAGTATTCAGCTTCCGCTTCCGGTTTGTCGGCTCCAGCGAAGTGATAGAAGCCGCGCAGCAGGTTCGTGCTCTTCGCCTGCTCATAATGCCTGTCGCAAGATGGGTTCACGTAGTATGTTCCCTCAGTTGCCTTGATGATAACCGCCTGGATGGAACTAGACACAGTTATCAAGTTCAGGTCGGCTTGGTAGCTGCTTATGTCTATGAAGTTAAGCATTACAGAAGCGGAATCATCTTAGGCAGAATATATACAACATCATCATTGTCATAAGTAAGTTTACGGCAATCTATATAATTCTGCGGGTTATTAGGGTCAAGCGAGTAAAAAGCATAATCGATTTTCTTAAAGTTTCCATCGCTATCGTATACACGACATTCAATCGGGATAGGTGCTTTAGGGTTTAAAACTTTCAGAAGCGGCGATATTCCATAATTATAATTATAGATATAAGAAGCGGCTACCTTAGTGTTAACTGCTCCGCAGGTAACTAAATACCCATCTGCAACATAGCTATCCGTTATGATATCCCAACCATCATGTTCGCCGAAAACAGGTACAGCTTGCGAGAATGTATTAGTTCCCGTTATAGCCATTGCCATATTATTTGCAATCAGATTCGAGCCAATCTCATTAGGATGCAGTCTATCGCTCTTCCAAGGGTTTAAATCACCAGTGTTATACCAAATTGAATTGGATAGTAGAATAAAATTGCCATCATACTTACGCAATTTATTCATAAGAGGGTTATAGCTTTTCAATGCATTTCTATACACATTTGGAAAGTTAGTATTGTCGGGCGAACAGTTGTTCATAGGCGCAATATAAAGTTTGACATTGGGAAAAGCATCGTTAAAGGAATCAATGAACTCAGTGATTACCGTTGCATCGGTAAGAGGTTTATCTACAATCTGGTTGATGCCACCATACGCCACAGCAAAGGCAATTGTCGATTTTTTGCCATCTGTGTCGTATTTAGAGATTGCATTTTGAAGCCCTTTTTTCCAAGGCCATACATCGCCGCCGATATTAAAAGAATCGCATTTTAGACCGAACTTAGCCGCCAGTTTAAAAGGCCATTCGCCCTGCTCGTCACCGAAACTGTCTCCAAATGACAGCATTACCGTCTTTTTGAGGTTCAGTGCAGATTCAGCGCCCTCGGCACGGGTCTTCTCCGCATCGATATTCGCCTGCAAGGTCTGCTCCGCGCCCTCGGCACGGGTCTTCTCCGCATCGATATTCGCCTGCAAGGTCTGCTCCGCGCCCTCGGCACGAGTCTTCTCCGCATCGATATTCGCCTGCAAGGTCTGCTCCGCGCCCTCGGCACGGGTCTTCTCCGCATCGATATTCGCCTGCAAGGTCTGCTCCGCGCCCTCGGCACGAGTCTTCTCCGCAGTAACGGCAGTAGCGCGGTCTTCAGATTCCTTCTCGATAGCGTTCGCGTTCGCGGTAATGCGCCCGTCAAAAGGCTTCACCTCCTGACGGTACTGTTCGACCTGCGCATTGTAGTTGCCAGTCAGTGCCCAGAAAGAATCGTTGTCGATTTCCACGCCGACAGGCACATACTGACGTGACGTATACGAGTTGCCCTGATGCAGAACGATGGTCAAAGGCTCGTAAGCCTTGGTCTTGTCCCACTCCAAAGGCTCCGCGAAGAGCGGCACGTATCGCGCTCCCACATACTGCGTCACGCCCTTGGCGATTTCACCCGCAGCGCCCTTCAGCGAGGTGGAGTTGGCGATTGAACGCGCAACGATTCGCTCGATAAGCTGCATTGTCTCTTTGTCGATAACCATAATCGGTATCCCTTCTAGCCGTTGTACTTGCCGATAATCCAGAACAGCAAGTCCGAATTGGGTTCGATGCTCTTGTTGCAGCTGATACCAACGGCATCCATCTGCAACGTGTAGTTGTCCTTTGAGGACACGCCAGTCGATGCACCCTTAATCCACGCTGGTGTGCGCGCGATTCGCGTTGCAGCCGACACGCTCGTGTCCGCGTTCGTCTGGATGCGTATATCCATGCCGACCAAGCCGCCGATGCGCGTGGTGTTGTACAGCGTCAGCGTCACGCCCTGCAAAATATCGGTGAACACGCCCTCCGTGGGCTGGTCGGTTGTCTCGGACTTGCTCGGCGCATACGAGTACACGCCGTCGGATGTTACCGCCCACTCGTCAGTCACGTCGTTGTCTACCTCGTGCTTCAACTTAACGCCGCCGAAGGTCTGCTTGTCCGCCACGTTGACGTTCAGCTGGTCGTTGGCATAGTTCAAACCCATACCCGCAGCGCTCATAAGACGGCTGTCGATGGTATCTGTCATGACCGATGTATCGTAACCGGTGTTGTTGATTACACCGTGACCGTCAGCCGCGAACCGCAAAATGAGCCTACCGTATTCCTCGGTTCCGTAGATTGCGCCAGTGTCGAACTCGATTTCCTTCCACGATTCAGGCACGTATGCGCAGAAGTACCCATCGGATGTTAGGCCGAAGAACACCTGCTTCGCTACGCGCTCGTAAATCTTCCAAGCGTTGTCCTCGAACCACTTCTCAATCTGCTGCGCATAGTAGTCGTCGAAACCGTGCTCAACGAACTCCTCGAAACGCTTCTTCAGCTCGGCAATATCGGTAGTGTTCAGGTTCGTCTGGTCGCAAATATCGTTCGCGTACCTGCATAGCTTCTCGACGACCTTCCAAAGCTGCCGGATACCCTGCTCCTGCGAATCGACATCCCAGTACAGCTTCGGGATAGCTGGGGTGAACTGCGTCAACCCTGCAATTGGCATAGGCGCCCCGTTACCGTTTACAAGCATACAATCACCTACTTGATGTCCGAATCGTCATACCAGCCATCGAACTGGTTGACCTTGTGCGGCTCGATACCGATATGCTCGATAAGCCACTTACCGATGGTCGGATTCATCTTACCGATGTTCTCAATGATTGAGGTAACCTCATAGAGCGACAGATACGCACACACCGCAGTGCATACGGGTACGTTCATTTCCACGCCAACGAAATCGGTACCGAAAATGGAAATGCAGATTTCCACCGCCTTGCCGACTACGATTGCGAACACCTCGCCCATCTTGTTCCACATGCCATCCCGCATTACTGTGGAGTTGACGGTACCAGTGCGCATCGCAGCGATGTAACCGCTTGCGACGTCGAGTACGCACAGCACGAGCGGTACGAATACAATCTGAAATTCGTGTTGCATTTTGGTTTCCCTTCTACCAAGCATTGATATTGAGTGTGAACAGGCATGAGAACAGCGGTTCCAGCTCGTTCACGATTTGCAGGTCTACGTCCTCATAGGATTTCAACCGCTCCGAAAGCTCCAAGATGGTGCCGTCTCGGATGCGTTCGTACTGGTGGTCGGTTCCGTTAGCCGCATAGTCCTCGTTTCCGCTCAACCGAGTCTGGGGGAAATCGGAGAACACGTTGCGGGACTTATAGTACTCGTCCGTCGCGTTGAAGTTCTCGGGTGCCTCTGCAATCTTGGAATACAGGATTATGTACTTAGGCATAATCTCGTTCAGCTTGCGCAGAAACTCGCGTTTCCATTGTGCGAGCGGCAGCACGCCGATTTCACGCATATAGTAGTGGTCTAGAATCTTTCCGCAAAGACGTTCATGCTGTTCCTCGTTGAACTTGGGGAAGTCCCAGCTGGGGTCTGTGAGGTCGAACCAACCGTCTTGGTATAGCTGCCCTAGCGCCAGCGTGTTCACGCTGTGGAACTCGGGTTCGTATACCGAATCGTAATCGGGATGCTCGATTATAGGCATATCGCACCTCCTATTCGTTCATCGTCTTGATTAGCGCCAAGTCGTTATGGAACAGGTTCCAGTTCTCGGAAATGTTGTCCTGATTCCACACCACGCCGATTTCACCGTCAAGGTATTCGCCGAAACGGGAGTTCAACTTGTCGCACGCATCGCGCAGGCAGGACAGCGTTGCCAGTCGCACGATTTGCGCAGGCGATTTCTGCGCTCGCACCTCGTCCTCGGTCTGGCGCTCCGATTTGAATGGCGTGTTCTCGATGCCCATCATGGTGTAGATTCGGTTCCATACCGATTGCTCGTCAGCAGCCAGCGCTTCTCCGATATACGGAACCCCAGTCTGCAATGCGTCCGGTTCGATAGCGCTCATGCCGTCCGTACCGATAACCGCCAATTCGCCGCCAGCCACCTGCTTGACGAGATTCTCCATATCGTACTTCTTCTCCTGCGGCCCGCGGAGGATGAACGGAATCTGCTGGTGGAACCTGTTCATGTTCTTGGTCATTCGGATATGCACGAGTTCGGTGGCATAGAGGTCGATACTTTCCATGATTGGGAATCGCGTGCTGTTATCCCACACCAGTACGCCGTTGGCGGGAGTGCAGTCGAAACGCCAGCCGTTGTTACCGAACGATTCCCATTCGGGATACTCGTCATAGACGTTTGGCACGCCCTTCAGCACCGCCTTGGTGCTGAAGAACATGCCGCGCATCTTGGTCGGGAAGGCGATTGTTGCGACACCCTCGGTTGCCAGAATGAAGTTAAGGTAGCGCGCATTGCACGACTTGGGGAGGTTAATCCACTTGAACCTGTTCGTAGCCATCTTCAGCATGATGTCTCTGTAGTAGTTGTACAGGCGCGTGTTGTAGTCCTGCGTACCCCAGTAGTTCAGACCGTAACCCTTGCGCACAGGGGACGTGCTGCACCTGTTGCGTTTCTTTCCGCCGCGATGCGCCATAACTTAAACCTCCCCTTTTTCCGTAAGCAAATCTGTCACGGCAAGCTGCGTCACACCTTGGTAGTTGGTCGCGCTCGCTATTATTGATTTTAGCACAGTTTCGGAAGTGGCGAGCATGTTTGCCACAGCCTGCTCATGTGATTCGGACATAGCCTGCGATGCCTGCCGATATGAGTTGACCTGCTCGTCGTTATGCGCCTTGTTGACATACCAGTCGATTACCTTCTGAATCTCACCGTCGGTCATGCCCTGATAGGTGTCGAGTCGCAGAAGTTCGGAAATCTCCCTATCCTTCGGTGTTTCCTCGGTAACCGTTCCGTTAGCTTCAGTTGTCATACGGGTTCACCCTTCCAATCTCGTCTGGATTGCCCCAGACCGTTACGCCGTTCCTGAAGATGTTGCCGATTGACTGCTGTGCGAAGTCGCTCGACTCGCCCTTGTCGTATACCCACAAATCGGATGCCTTCCAATACGTGAAGTGCTTCATAAGGCAAAGGTCGGATACGTCCCAAATCTGGTTCAGGTTGTATCCGTAGCGCGTGAACTCGTCACCAGCCGCTCGTATAGAGCCCTTGGATTGAGTTCGCACCTTCACCTGTATACCGCGCGTGCGCATGTAGTCAGGCGCAGAATTGCCCCCGTCTGGGCAAAGCCGCACGGGAGCCATGTTCTTCGCATCGTTAGATACAGCCTTGAACTGGTTCTGCGTGTTGCGAAGTACGTCCTGCGCGTTGGCGATAGCGGTTCGGTCGCTCCAATCGGATACCGAATCGGTGTTAGACTTCAGGCGCTCGGCATTTGCGACTGATGTGTTGCGCGAGTTGGTAGCGTTGGTTACAGCGGTATCGCGCACGTTCTTGGCGTTCGTCTTGATGTTGCCCACGCTGTTGGCAGTGTTCGCGCTGTCGCAGGCGTTACTTCTCGCCGTGTTAGATGTGGCGGCATTGACATTGTGCCGGTTAACTGCCGTGTTCTCGGTTGTCGCATATGACGAGTTGTTCAGGTTCGTCAGCGTGGATGCCTGCTGCGTGCTGGAATTGTAATGGGTCTGTAGACTTGCTACCGCGCCGTTGCACTGTGCCGTCATGGCTGCATTTGAAGTAGTTGTAGCCGCACCGACAAGAGTTCCAGCCGATTGCAACGCGCCCATAGCCGCTCCCGCAAGCGCTCCTGCGGGACCTGCTGTCGAAAAACCCGTCAGCGCCGCTGCCGCGATGTCACCGACAGCGCTGGCTCCCTGTGCGATTGCGTTACCTCCCGCGCACGCGACTGAAGTCTCGTTCTCTTCCTTGGTGGTTGCCAAGGTAAACGCATTTGCCGCAACTGCGTGGGTGTAGTTCAGCGAATTGTTGGAGGACGTGGTCGAGGTAATCTGGTTGTTATGTGAAGTCGTGTTCGCATTGGCCGCAGCATTGTTAGTTGCCGTTATGTCCGTTGCGCACGCACGCGAGTTCGCGTGGTTGGAGTTCATCGTGTTCGCATCGTTGTTCGCGTTGGTCTGTGCAGTGTTGGCGCTGTTCGTGTTGTTGCTTAGTTCCGTGTTAGCGGATGCAACCGAGTTGTCCCGATTCGTCTGCGCCGTATCCTGCGCGTTGTGCATAGCGTTGTTCGCTTCGCGCACCGAGTTGTGGTAGTTCACGATAGCCGAGTTGCGCGCGTTGGAGTACTGCCTATTGTAGTTTCCCAGTTCCCAGCTGGTTCGCCCGTCCATGTACAAAGCATACATCGGGATCCCCATGTCGTAGCAGAATCGGTACCAATCGCCGTTGGCCATTTCCATGTCGTGCGAGCCGCGCATATCCTGCCATTGGTAGGAATGTGAGCCGCTGCCGCCGATTCCCGTGAGGAACATGCGCATGTTCAGGTACGGATATGCCAGCGACACGATGCCGTGCGCCTTAATCGAACCAGTCGATTCCACGCGCACGGTAGCTGTCTTGCCGTCATTGTCGGTAATCTCAAGTTCGGAGTACGGGAACGTGTACAGCTTTGCGAAACGCTGGTAGCGCTCGGGGATACCGAACATATCCTTGGTCAGCGTGACGGAACCTAGTTCCGAATCGCTGCCCTGACATTCGTACACGGTATGGTTAGCCAGCGTATGCGGGGTTCCGAGCGTGATAAGCTCCTTTGCCACCATGAAACACGCCTGAACCGTGTTGAGGAACGACGGTGAGTTAGCCAGAACATCGCTGACGAACTCGTCCGCTTCGGTTGCCGCGATGGCGTACACGGTGGTAGCTGTAGGGATGCGACCGTTTGACGCGATGCCGTTTCCCACGGGTGTGGACACGTTCGCATACGACTTGCCCGTACCGAAGCCGTATCCGCTTACCTCGAACTGCCTTCCCCAGCGGTTCGTTGCATCGGGGTTAGCCGTTGAATCGGAGAAGGTCGGGTCGGAGAACGTGTACTGCGAATCGTTCACGACGCTGCCGATTGAAGCGAACTGCGAAGGCTCGCACGTGCTTGCGAAGCAGATATACTTCTCTCCGTTGCCGAACGGGATGAACTCGCCGCCGCGCGACACGGTATCGCCGCCGAAATCGACATCGGGCGCGAGCAGGTATTCACAGTTGTCCATCGGGTTGGCTAGGTATTCGTCGGTATCGCTCTCATGCACGGGGGCGTGTCCTCGTTCCAGCAGGAAGTAGTTGAAGCCGACCGTGTTGATGAACTGCGTCCAGACATCGAGCGCGAGCGTAAGCACCGTCGTGGAGGGCGCGGAGTAGGCTAGGTCGTTGATGAAGAAATGCCAACGCCTGTACCCGTCAGCAGTCTCGTAGTTCAGCGGTTGTCCCGCAGACGTGATAATCGGTACGTCAACGACTAGGTAGTTGTACTGTGCAGCGCGGTCGAACGGCACGGGCACCTTGACGGTTCCGTTCACGATTGTGGCGTTGGTCTTGAGAACCATAGAGGATGCGGGGTCTTGTGCAACGGTCTCGGTTACATGTTCATCGAACCAGCGGTCGCGCTCGGTATCGGATGCGAACTTCACGCAATCCTCGAAATCGCCGTTCCATAGCACATTGGTGAGATACAGTTTGGTGTTCGGTTCCCATCGCGTGTAATCGAACTCGTTGCGGTACGCATACACGTCAACGTTCGCAAGGTTGGGGTATGCGGTATCGCCCATATGCGGAAACTCCATATATGCACCTCGTTTCATAAAAGCGGATAGGGCACCGCGCACAGGAGACGATGCGCGGTGCCCTCTAGATTGTAGCGTTGCGCTGTCGGATACGCAACTACTGGATTGTGACGGTAGCCGTGGCGGTAAGCTCGGTAGTAGCGCCAGACGGGTTGACGTACGTTGAAGTCGCCTTGATGTTGACCACGTTACCCGCCTTCAGCGACTTACCGAGGTGCAGTCGGGCGTGGGTGTCGACATACGTGGTGGACGGGAGCTGAAGTTCCGCGCCTTTCTCTGCAACGAGTCCGCTTAGCGTGTACGTGCAGGCATCGGGAGCCACCTTGACGTTCGAGTCCGAGGGCGTGAGCGTGCCGACCAGCTTCGGGGTCAGCTGCACGATGTCACCCGCGCTGGCGTTCTCCTTCTCGGCTGTGAGCGTGAGCGAGGTAACCTTCTGGGTCACGGTCTGCGTGTCGGTTCCCGCATCGGTGGTGAACAGGATTGCGGGAACGAACGGGGATACCGAGTAGATGCCCCAATGCTGGAGCCAGTAGTTGTTGCTCATGGTCTTGCCGTTGTACATGCTGTCGGTCTCGTACAGCACGTCGCGGCACTGGAAGAAGTCCTCGGTAGTTAGCAGCGCGACGGCGTTCGGGATGGGGAACTCGTCCACGATAACCTTGCGAACCTGAATGTCCGCGCGCTCGAGATTGAACAGGACGGCGAGCGTGTCGACGTCGACGGATGCGTTAATCTCGGGAGTGGTGAACAGAACCAGTTCGTTCGGCATTGCGAACACGGGGAGTTCGGGGAGACGCACGCCGTTGTAGATGGTGTTCGGGAATCGGAGCTTGCCCACGTACGTGCGAACTGCCTTCAGGAACTCCTTGCCCGTAGCCTCGTCACTTGGCGCACCGGAAAGCTGATGTTTGTAGAAACCGAACTTCTGCTCATAGAAGGCGAACAGCTGTAGCATGATTCGGTACTCGTCGTACTCGTCCGCGTTTCGAGGTGCGCGGAGGATAGATGCCACGAACTGGTTCAATCCGTTCTCCGAAGATGTGAACGATGTGTTCAACTCGGGTCGGACAACGGAAATCGGGTACTGGTCTTGACGGTTCAGGGAGTGGTACCACACGGCTGCGTCGGGACGGTGGAGTTTGAACACGTCCTCCGCATCGTCGATATAGCTGTGACCCTTAATCCACTTGACGGCCATCTCCTGCACGGTGCTGCCGTATCGCATCGTTGCCTTCTTGAAGGCACCCAGCGGGTTGTTGAAAATCTGCTGATGCACGTAGGTCAGACCGATGCGCATGATAAGGGAGTCCACGAACTGGTTGTAGTACTGACGGTTCATGGGGTCGAACAGCGCGTCCATGGTGGCGCTGATACCCTGCTGTGTGGCCTGCGGGATTCGCTGCTGGTAGTCGTTGGTGGCGTTGAGCCAGATGTTGTCGAGAATGGTAACGTTGTCTGTTGCCATCTTCATTACCTCCTTGGTACGTTACTAGATAGACAGGTCCATCTTGTCGAGCGAAATGAAGCCGTCATTGGAGAAGTTAGTCTGCACGCCGCTCTGCGGTTCGTTTCCCTCATGCACGACTGCGCCCGAATCTACAAGAATCGACTGCGCATCGGAAAGCGACTTCAGCTTACCCATGATTGCGGACTGGTTCGACTGCACGTCCTTAATCATTTCCAGAATCATACCGTAGTCGGGCTGCGCGGCACCATCACCTTGGTTGGACTCTCCCGCGCCCGTGTTCGGTTGCTGATTCGGTTCCTGTTTCGGTTCCTGTTTCGGTTCCTGTTTCGGTTCCTGCTTGGGTTCGCCGTCTGGCTGCTGGTTCGGCATCTCTGTTCTCCTTATCGCTCGAAACAAAAAAGACCGTGGGGTTTCCCGCCTTTGGCGGTTCCCCACGGTCAAACATTATATAGGTCGCCAGTCCGACAATCAAGTTGAAATCGCACGAGGAAATGCGAAGCGGGAGCGCACGAGCCAACGTGTTTCACCGCGCCCAGCTACTCACCCGAGTTGACGGCAACAACCTACGGTTATGTATTATAAATCACACAAACCTAAAGTGCAAAGCGCGATATATATCAATATCAGAAACGGTATAAGCGAAAGTAGAAACAAGATTACGCTGACTAAGTCGCGTTCATTCCATACTAAAGTTGCAGCCAAAATTACAAATAGAACCGAAACCACTATAAGGATTACAACACATATATAGAGAATAACCATAATAAGTCACCTAATCCCGAACAGCGCCAAAACCTCGGCGAAGTCCGTCTTTACCTGCACGTCCTCGTATCGAACCAATCCCAGATACCACATCTCGGAGAATGATTTCATGACGGGTTCCGCACGTCTTGCCTGAACGTAGTTGATACTCGAATCGGATGCTGTCAGCGCGTACACCGGTTTGTCGCGCCTATTGGGAACCTTGTTCGTTATGTGGTAAAGTCCCTCCTGCATATCGACCCATACGCCGAACATCTTACCGTTAACCGTTATGCCGAACATGTACTTTGCCCGTTTGGGCTTCTTGGCAACGAACTCGGAGTTAGTTATGTAGAACTCGTTTCCAGCCGCGACGTCGGCTTCTGCCGTGCCTAGCATCATTCGGCCCGCAACCGTTCCGCTCAACTTCTCCTGACCGTATTCTGCACTCTCGACGTAGTGAAGCAAGAACGTCTTGTTCTTGTGCCACGAATAACCGAACTTCAGATTGGTCGATACCCTAGCAGCAGCGAAGTACGGGTTTGCGATGTCGCATGCGTTACCTAGTAGGTACACCCTAGGTCGCAGCGATTTGGTATCTGCACGCTCACGCGAAACGGTATCTACTAGGTTAGCCAGTTTCGTGTACTCGTTCTGTAGGTATGTGTGATACCTGTCAGAACGCTCGATTACAGCCTCGTCGAGTACGATACGTCTTACCTTATCGTAGGTGCGCTTCTTTAGCGCCTGCGAATCTGACAGTGCGCAGTAATAACCTATGATATGCCAAACCTGCTTATCCTTATCGTTCTTGTCCTTCTTCTCGGAAATGTAGGCATATTTGGCATCCGTTCTGAAAAGATAGTTTGGGAACTCTTTCTGAACCCTGTTGAAGTAACCGTCTGAAACACCTGATAGCTCGTTCTTGAACCGGCACACCTCCACGAATCTGGAACCGTCCCTAATCCAATCCCTGATAAAGCGAGCGCGCAGACCGTAGGTCTTGCCAAGTCCGCGCGCTCCGATTACCATAGTCACATCGGCGTCATACGACAGGGTCTTGTCCCAATCGTAGAAATCAGCCAATTTAAACTTCCTTCTCCATATACAGGTATGAATCGAGAACCTTAGTCACTTCTTTGGGGCAGTGCTTCATTACCGAGTACAGGCGGTAGGTGTAGTCTTGGTCTGTCGCGCACTTGTTGCGGAACTTGCACCACGCTTCAGCCATCTTGCGCTCGTCACCGTAGATTGACTTCTTGACGTACCATTTAACAGTCATGGGTTTCTCCCCTCAGATTGCGGATGCGATTTAAAATATCGGCACACATTGCAATTGCGCAGTATTCATCTTCAATGAACTTACAGTCGTCACAGAAACCTGAATCTTGCATGTCAGTGTATGCACATATAGGAGAACCAAACATACGTGAATTGCGGTAATCAACTATACGTTTCAAATCACCCTCTAACTTCTCCCAGTTATCGAGTGGGGTAAGGTATAAACTGCTAACAATACGAGTACCTTGAATCGTATCGACACTCCATTCATTGATTCTAGGGTCGTATTTGTAGTCATATACGGTTACTTTCTCCCCATATTTCTCATATAACAACGTAGTAGTAAGCGGAATCTCACAACCTGTTGCATCCTTCGGTAACTCAACCATATTAGTCCTCCAAATCGTCAGGGTTGAAATAACGGACATCACCGTCATACTCGGTAAGCTCGTTGAGTTCCTTCAGCAAGTCAACGAACTTGTAGTTGTTGATATATCCAGAAGCGTGCGCAACTCCGATTACGCAACCGTCATCGTCAAGAATGTCAACGTATACGCATTTGTTGTTACTACTTGTTCGTGCCATGTAAGCTGTCCTTTCTATAGATAATAATTGAATCAAATAAGTTAAGTTTCATTACCCAACTTACATAATTTCTAAGTGCGCCAATATCAGATGCGGGATATTCAGCCTCATAATGCTCATTCTTCAAACCTAGTTTCCTATCGACAACTAGTTTAATCTTGTCCATACTCCACACCTCTCATGATAGTCACCATACCGTATTCATTGCGTTCCTTGATGCAGGCGCCCTCCTTAGTCCTGTACAGATACCGCAATGACGTATCCACTTCCCTACCGTACTTGCGCATTAGATATGAAACTGTTTGCGCGTTGCTGGGCTTGCTCGTTTCGCCGAGTATCCTGCCAACAGGGTATAGCGCTTGCGATTCATGACATCGTACGTGACTAACGTTAGATAGGTAGTCGGTAACGTCCGATTCGTATACATCCGTCGCCTTCGGTTTATGTCCTTCCAAAGCGTGCGCAATTTTGTTAGAAACGTAGATATTGTACCCGAGAACATTTTGAAACACCTCCTTGATGTCGTTCCCACCTTCAATCAACTCGTCGATGAAATCTTCAATCGTATATGCGCCTTCTGGTCGTGACAGTCCTGCGCATGTGATATGTGAGTGTCCGTCTGCGTATGAAACTCGCGCCTTGTTCCACCCTTCCATATGGTATTGCCACCTGTCACCTGAACCAGCACCCTCGATGTCGAAAGAACCGATGCCCGTTAGATTGGATGCCATTTCAGGTCGTTGCATACGCAGACGTTTCATGCACGTGTCGATAGCGCTCTTTGATGCGATAGCTATAGGCTCCAATGCTTTCATGAGTTCATCGTCCGTTACATCCGCATCGCACGCGACCTTCATTGAATCGGTATCGCCGCCAGTAATTCGTACCCTGTCTCCGAAATACGAATACAGAAGCTCCATTGCAATCACCAAGTGCATACGTGAGCCAGCAACGATTCGCATACCGTAGTTGTAGAACACCTTGCACGTCTTTGGTTGGCGCTCTTCCCAGTTATCCTCACAGGTCGCAGTTGACTCGTCAATCATTAGTTCACCGTTCTCACATTTGTACGATGGCTTGTATATATCCTGTGCCATTGTTCCGTAGATGCCGTTGAACTCGCCCTTTACTGTCGATACATACCATGCTTCAAAGAACTGATTTGAACAGGTTCCATTTGTTAGCGTTTCGGCGATACCGTCTGGGATAGTGGAAGGGATTCTATAATCGTATGGCTTGCCTTGCGTGTAATGGTTGTTAATGAATTTGGCGTCGTTTTTCATCTCATAGAGGATGTTCGATTGCAACGTTACGTAGTCTGGTGGAATCTTCCAACTGATAGTCTGCTCACCGTAGATAATCTCGTGTGCGTCCCATTCGTAAACCTGTGTCATGCACCATAGCTCAATCTCGTTTAAGTGCATAACGACCTCGTCTGCACTGTACAGCTTTCCGAAGGCGAAATCTGCATTAACGTATCTGTCCAAAAAACCGTATTCCCTGATGATATTCTCCTGCGTTACGTTTCTCGGGTCGCAACCGATGTCCAAACCAGGTTGCAGATAGCGTTTGAACTTTGCAGATGATTCCAAGGCAATTCCCCATCTATCGAAGCATGTATCTTTTCTGATACGTATATTCTTAAATCTGATAAGCACGTGCATAGCGTGCTCAAAAGGCTTGTGGTAGTTGTTCAGAATATCGTCTATCGTCTTGTTTACGATTTCTTGATACCCGATTTCAAGCGCGTCTGGCAGGCACTCTTTGAAGCCAAGCGGTACATATCTACCGTTGATAAACGTGTGGTGCATCGAAGTGACATCGAGACTAGCGACATTACTGACGACAACATTTGCGGTTGCAGCTGCGGTGAAGGTGAAGCCACCTCTAAAACATCCCTTTCTAAGTGCGTATTGTTGAAACGTTTTCGGTAATTCCTGTATACACAGGTTCATGAAGGCTTTTTCAAGCGTTAGTTTCTTACCGTTCTTCTTGTCAATCTTCAAAGGCGCGATTTCGTGTTTTGCCATCTGGCGCACGATTGAAGTCTTGGTTAGAACCCTACTTCCAAGCATGTCCTGTTTCATCCACTCGTTAGCGTGTAGCAGGTACTTTAGATATGCTGGAATAACCTGCACATCTCGTGCCGCATAGTAGAGTTCAAGTTCCGTTAGCGGAGTTTCGGGTGTTCTCGTTAAGGTGTAGTTCCAATCGCCCTTAGCTTTGGCAAGACCGCACGTATCTCCCATAGCGGCTAGACCTCGCATCTCAAGGTGGAACGTATCCCAAAACCTTAAAACCGTGTTACCTGTTTCCTCGTCTACCAAATCGAGCGTGTACACGTTTGTGGAAGATTGCGCATTTACTGTTATCTGATACATGCTGTTGAGCGTTTCCATGAGCGGTTGCAAATCGAACATCAAATTGTATGCGCATACAATTGGGACTACCTTGAAGAATTGACCCCATTCAATGTATTCCTGTAGGCGAGCTATGTACTCGTTCTCGTATCTGTAGAACGAAACCTTATCGTCTATAACAGGTTCGTAGTTGTATAATTCCTTGTCCCTTATGTCGTTGTCGATGAAAAGAATCGGATAGGCGCGTGTCTGGTTTCCCTCGCCTACATTGCAAGTCTCGGTATCGTAAACCGAGCAGATTGCATACTTGACCCTTTTCACCCTCGTCATTTGACCTGTTCCCTCCAATCTTTATTCGGGTCAAATTGAACAACGTAAACAAGATAGTCGGGACTGCGTTGAGTATCCTGCTCATTGTCGGTTGATTCAGCTCGTTCGTAGAACCTGCGCTGCTCTTCGGTAAGGTTCGCGTTCTGGTCAATCTTTCCTTCTGCTATTTCCAAAGCATGACGAACGGAAGGTTGCGACATCGCCCGCTCAAAGGCAGTCTCAAGTGAAGCAGTTCTGAAGTATTTCATGATGCGCTTGTTAATCTGCGCCGTATCCGTTGGTGTTCCATCTTGATTCTGCCAGATGCGCTGTGTCACTCGGTAAAAGGTCTTTACTTCCTCGCGCGAGTATACGGACGGGTTTGAAGCCTGTTCCAAAGCCGCATCGGCACCCTTGTATCGCTTAGTTGCCAAGTTAAGCTGAAACTGTGTCGATAGGTTGGCTGCACCGTACTTACCTGTTGCAATCTTTGAACCGGCTACCAAAGATTCGATATTGGCGGATGCGATTCTTACTGCCTGCAACTGCTTACCTGTTAGCGGTTTACGACCTAGATATGTTTCGTTGATAGCCTGTTTTATCTGTTCCGATGTCGCTTTGGCTATTAGTTTCTGTCCTGCGGAGCTCTTAGGGTTGCTGATAATTTTAGCAAGCCGTGCTATAGTGCGCTTTCCCTTTACTCGGGATAGGCGCGCTACGTAGGCTGCGGTTCCCTTCTTACTCGACATTGGGGTTTTCCAGCTTACGAATGATGTCTTGTAAATCAACTTCTGTATCAAACTTAATGCAGTCTTTCAACTTATGAATGTCACTAATCAGCTTTCCAATATTCACAACTGCTGGATGTTGCATGTACAAACCTGAAACTATATATTCTTGTTCTATATCGTAACCGATACAAACTCTATCTTTATATACACAGTTGTCACTCCTGTACTTGCAAGTTTTACATGCTCCATTTTTAACCTTTGCAACAGCAATCCAACCTTGCTCTCTATCGTATTTAAAATAGGAAATAGATAATTCATTACCTTCAGGTGTGTACATGTACTCGGTATCGAAATCGACGTTATAACCTGCTGCGTCAGATACACAGGCGGGTGTATTGTAAAACTTACCCATTTTATAACTCTCCTTAAAACAAATGAAGGCGTGAAACCCATTCGCAGGTTTCACGCCTTGGTTAAACTTGCGCTAGATGTTACGCATAAAAGTGAAGGGTTTTGAGAATGTTTCCGTTGTTAAGCTTCTTCTCGATTACAGCAACCTCGATACCGTCCTCACCAAAATCACCGTTGAACAGACCTACAATCTGCTGTGCGGAGCGCTTCAGACCGTCAGACTGGGTCATGTAAATGTTACCCTCGCTGTCAATCAGGTACGTATTGGTGCAAAACTCACCGGTACGACTACGAACGCCCGGGGTGGTGATAACATCAACGAGATTAAAGTGCTTATCACCAATCTCGGCAAGCGAAGCGGCGTCGGAAAGCGCATTAGCGACCTTGATGGTGCCTTCACGAGTAGTGCGGTCAACAGTGCAGATGTAACCATCGGGAATGTTCAGCTCAACATTGTCAGTGTTGGCAAGTGCGTTAGTGTTCTCAACATTAGCGAGTTCGTTAGACATAAGTTGTCTCCTTTAAATTAGTCAGTTACACAATCGGCGTGTTTAATGAAATCTGAAACGGTCATACTGTAGTAATGCGAAGTCGTCTCCATTGACTTTACAAGTACACGAGTAGTTCCAAGCTGTCTTGCAACAATAGATGTTGCACGTTCCAAGTTGTTAATGTTACCGATGATGGGCACATCTAGCTCAACTTGGTTGTTGTCTTTGTCGTACATTAGGACATTACAAAGTGTCTCATATACACGACGTCCAATACGGTGGTTTTCTTGCATCTTCTCTCCTTTCGTTGACTAGACATGTTATTGCGACGCGCCACGGCTTAATTGTAGCAGCTTTTACGAGTTGCGGTTGTGACGATTTGAGTTATGGAGGTTCTGTGAAAGTAGGTACTGTTATGGTAATATGCATTTTGTTAC